GCCAACGCAAACGGCCCCCCCCGCAACCGGAAGCAAAACTACCCCCTTTAGTTGCCCTGCAAAATCGGGAAAATGTCGGTCCTCAACTAACGCTTTTAGTTGCCCTGCAAAACTGGGAAAATTCACACCATTAACTAACGTTTTTAGTTGTCCCACAAAACTGGGAAAATTCACACCCTTGACTAACGCTTTTAGTTGATCCTGCAAAATTGAGCAAATGTAGTCTTTCCACTTACCCCTTTAGTTGTCCCGCAAAACTCGAATAATTTAGGTCTCTTTTGTTCGTTTTATTTGACCTCGAAACCCCTTGCTACGACTAGGTTTTATGGGGTGGTGCGGACAATTAACGGTAACTAATGGCATAAGAGTGTCCCGCAAAATCGCAAAAATGAGCGCATATAACTAAAGCCATAAGTCACCGCTGCAAAATCAATCGGGTCTACACCTCTAACTAAAGCCATAAGTCACCACTGCAAACCTGAGCGGACTCAGCCCCAAAACAGGCAACTTTTACTAGAACTCTTGTCATGGCTTGCCTGATCTTGCCTCTGTTTTTTTCACTGTTTCAACGATGGACCCCAAACCTCAGGGTTCAAAAATCAGTTACGGGCGCGGAAGAATGGTTGAATCATGTAAATTACTCCCTGCTTGGCGTGCCTTAGTAAAAAAAACCGCGCTCGCTCTACATTATCCAATATTTGATGGCCCAATATCTCTGCATATAGTTTTTCTGTTCTCACGGCCTAAAACACACTTCAACTCCAAAGGGCTTAAACCAGATGCTCCCCACTTCCATACCATAAGGCCAGATTTATCTAAAATTATTCGCTCAACAGAGGACGCATTGCAAGACGCAAAACTGATTCATGATGATGCACGGATTTGTCTCTGTAATTGTTCGAAGAGGTACGTCATGGCTGATGAATCCCCAGGTGCTCTTATTACCCTCCACTCACTACCGCGTGTGCCGGCAACTTAATGGGGGGACTCGTGTTGATGCAGCAGTGTTAGAACCTTGGTCGATAATTGCAGAATTACCAACTGGCGAACCGTACGGGATCCTTATGCAGCTTGATGTTAGCCACGAACGCGCAAACCTGATAATGCAGCAACTTCTCGCTACTTGGCACCTCACCGGCATGTTCTTCCCTTGTGGTAAAGATAGCGAAAACAATCCTACTTATGGCCTCTATCTGCTTACCTATACTCTCTTTAACCCTAACAATCGTGATGCATTAGCTAGTATTTGGGCAGAATCATTTGCTGATGCTAGACACCGTTTGAACATTCTTGCGGCTCATGGTGTCCTTTGCACTCTTACTCACGACGGTTAGCAACATTCTATGGCTGGAAAAAAATCAACAAATGTCGAGATAGATGCCCGCATAGAAAAGGTTTATGACCTTCTTTTAAATGCCTATACTCGTAATCAAATTATGCGCTACGCTGCTATTCACTGGGGGGTCGCAGAACGTCAAACTGAGACTTACCTTAGGAGAGCGCGTGACCTCCTTGTGGAAGATTCAAAAATTAGACGCAGCCAATGGTTAACGGAAGCGCTTGCTAGAAATCGTGAAACCGAACGTAAAGCAATGGAATCAAATCAATTAGGTGTTGCAATAGCGTGCCAAAAACTCCAAGCGCAGTTACTTCAGTTCAAAATGACCGGCGGATAAAACACCTTGTCGGATCTATTGGACCATATCCCCAACCCTGACGACCACCTGCTTTCTTTTTTAGATTCTCCAGACGATAGGCAGCAACTGAGTTTTGGTGAGTGGCTGAAAATAACTTCCCCTGATTTTTCTTGGAATTGGGAGCATCTTCTTTACATCAGGCAACACCTAGATCAGATCACAGCCGGAACCTTAAAACGCCTAATTATTCAGTGCCCGCCGCGTCATGGTAAAACTGAAATGGGAACAATACGCTACCCCGTTTTCCGCTTAGAACAGGATCCAACAATGAGGATTGTAATAGCTGCTTATTCCCAAACTCTTGCCAATACATTCTCCCGAAAAGCACGCCGATTTGCTCAAGAACGTCTAACCCTGGCTCAAGATCGTAAAGCTGTTGATCAATGGGACACCATAGAAGGCGGTGGTCTTAAATCTGTTGGCGTTGGTGCCGGAATTACTGGGTTGGGGTCTGATCTGATTTGCATAGATGATCCTGTTAAATCCCGTGAAGAGGCCGAGTCTGCAACCTATAGAGAGCGCTGTTTTGATTGGTTTCGCGATGACATCTATACAAGATTAGAGCCGGGCGGTTCGATAATTCTCACCATGACGCGATGGCACGAGGACGACTTAGCCGGGAAGATCCTTAGTGAAGATGGCGCTAACTGGACGGTGATCAACCTGCCGGCAATAGCAGAAGAGAATGACCAGCTAGGACGTGAGCCAGGAGAGGCACTATGCCCAGAACGTTACGACCTAGAAGCTTTAGAAGATCGCCGCCGCGTGCTTGGTAGTTATGGTTTTAATGCTCTGTTTCAGCAGCGACCAGCACCACCGGCCGGCGGACTATTTAAGAGGTCATGGTGGCAGTTCTATCGAGAGGCACCAAAGTTTGAACGGGTAATTGCGTCATGGGATCTCACCTTTAAAGAAGGCCCCAAAAATGATTTTGTTGTTGGTTTGGTGATTGGTCAGCGTGGTGCAGATTTCTATATCCTTGATTGCATTAGGGACCGTATGGACATAACCGAAACCATCCCAGCAATTATCAATACTGTTAATAGGTATAAGCCTGTCGCTACTGTGATAGAAGACAAAGCCAACGGCCCAGCAGTGATAGCGATGTTGAAATCCAAGGCCCCAATCATTGCCATTAACCCTCAAGGTGGGAAATTTTCACGCGCCTCAGCCGTTTCCCCTTTAGTCGAAGCTGGCAATGTCTACCTACCCGAACGCTCTAGATGGGGCAGCGCCTTTGTTGAAGAATTTGCTAGTTTTCCCAACGCCTCCCACGATGACCAAGTTGATGCCTTCTCACAGGGGATTAGCTGGTTAAGATCGCGCCCACCAATTAGCACTAATGCAGCAGTTTCCTACGGTCAGGGTCAAGCATTTTGACTGTAATGACTAGGGCTTCTAAGCGTAAACACAGCAGTCCCGGCCAACTAGCGCTAAATCTTTTCGGTGATGGTTCATCGTTGCCACCCCCAACTATCAAGCGCACACGGCCTAAAACCCTCCTATATAAAGAGACTGACCCTAAGAAGCGCAAAGAAGAAGAACGCCTTATCGCTCGCCATATCCCATTACTAAAAACGATCATCGGCCAACAGCTACACAAATATGGATGCATCGAAATTGATGATTTATATAGTCTCGGACAGATTGGACTATTGAAAGCCATTAGACGGTTTGATCCTGAGCGCGGCTTCAAGTTTTCTTCTATTGCGTTGCCTTTTATCCTTGGCGAGTGGCGGCATTACATACGGGACCGTGGTTTCTGGCTTAAAGCGCCTGGTTACGTACGGCAAAGGGGAATGAGTGCAAGAAGACTGCTAGAGCGCGGGGAGTCATTTGATGAAACTGCCAAAAAACTTGGAATTGACCTTGAGCAACTGCGTTTAGACCTACGCGCTACGGCAGGAATGGGACATGAGGCAGACCTTGAAATCAGCGACGGGCAACTTTTAGACTCTGGTTGGCTATGACTTTAGGAAGCGCTCTTGCTGTTGTGATTACGGTTATGTGCAGCCTTTTTGCGTTGTATTGCTGGATTGATTCAAATGATCACCCAAATCATCGCGGCTAACCGTTGGCAACGCCTAGGAAATCAAGCGCTAAAAAACTTGCTTACATGAAGGCACGCTGCGCTACTGCGGCAAATAAGAAATATCGAGCGGAATTAGCGAGGGAACGACGGGCACGGGGAATCATGGGAGACGGCGGCAAAGATGTCAGTCATGTAAAAGGCGGCGGTTTCAAGTTGGAAAGTGCCAGTAAAAATCGAGCGCGTAACGGTAAAAATGGAAAGACTCGCCTTGCATCAGGAACAGGCACGAGGGCACAGAACACACGCAGCAAGAAGCGCTGAGACTGACAAGGCGTTGTGCAGGCGTACTAACCCGTTTGTAGTGATAGCAAGGGATTCTGTTGGGGGGAGTAGTACAGCTGTCACATTGAGGCCCACCTAGGAGCGGCTGCAGGGTCACTCTTTTCTCAGTTAGGCAGGAGTGGGTAGGCAATAAAAAAGCCCCTTTGAGGGGGCCGGTGGTGGCTTCTTAGAAACCCATTTCCTTGAGATCTCTGGCCATCTCCTGCGCAAAATCACTCATGATCTGAGTTAGTTCAGCGAGGATTGCCCCCTCAGTGTCCGGCAGATCAGCAGAAGCAAGTGTTTGCAGTGCGTCCAGTCGGGCCAGGAGGTTGTTCTCGTCGGTCATGATTCAGTTAGCGAGGTGCTTAGAGACGATCGCTCGCCCCATCTCACTAGCCTACTGTCTGTTGTTGTGCATCACTAGTCAGTAGGTATGTACTGCAAAGCACTAGAGACACTGCGCTGCAAGGGTTTTGGGTCAATGTGACGGGTGAGGTAGTGGCTGGAATCGAAAAAAGTGGCACAATTCGCGTCTGTGGAGAACTGCCATAATTGAGAAAACTGGCACAAGACACTAGGTTTTTCTGCGCTGGTGATACCGAATTCGTTCACAAAGTACGGGTGCACTAGAGCTGAAATACATTGCGCTGTAATCGATCTGCCCGAAATAGTACAAGGGTATCTGTGGGAAAGTGTGAAATATGGCCAAGTGTGCCAGTTGAATTACAAAACTTAAACACCATAGATAGTGCGTGATGAGATCGGAATTGATAACCCAGACCCTAGGCGCTCGCTGATGTTCTGGTCTTTCGCACGTAAAAACATCTTTTGCTATTCATTCCGCCATATAACAGAGGAGTCCTTTCGGAGAGACAACCGGATGAGTAACCTAACCCGCAAGTGGGAATACGAAAAAACACTTCGTAATTTTCACCGGCAGTTCGGAACTTCTGACTACTACCGCAACGGGGAAACTTGGGAACGCACCCAGACCGCCGAACGCGAGCTAGCAGCAGCAGACGCCGCCGAGAACGCCCCCCTTTAACTGGGGGTTTTTTATTGCATAGCGCTAGTGAGTATGCTAGTATTTGTTCGGATCGAGAGATCTACTGCACCTCGCAAACTGAATCATGGGATTTTCACCCAATTGGGACGCACTTCTACCTGCTCCTGCTTCTTACGAGACCACGGTTGATTCCAAGTCGACTAAAGCTGATCTCACTGAAGCACTGAAGGAACGGGAGGCAGTCATCTCAACGCTCAAGGAGCAACAGACTGCTTTGTTCATCATTGCCGGTTTGCTCGCTGCCTTCTGCGTCATGTAAAACTCACGGCCTCCTTTTTGGGGGCTTTTTTATTGCCTTAGCGTTATGTCACCACCGCCATTTTCTACCTACCGAGCTGCGTTTTTTCTTTCTGGTCTTGTTGTCGTGGCTGTTATGGGATTCAGCACTTCTTTAATGTGGCCAACTACTGAATCACTAGTAGAGCGTTGTAAAATGGGCAAAGGTGATCTCGAAGCGTGCCGACAGTTAAACCGTAGATTTATGCCTTGGAATGGACCAACCAAAACAATCGAGAGAATTGA